ACAAAAATGTCGAGGCGCTTGTTAAATGCGGATTGTATGACGCTATAAAGTACAGTTTAGACAGAATTAACTGGGCCGAAACCGAACCGCACAAAATGCTCGGTGTAACAAAAGATGTTATGCGGGCAATTTGCAAAGGGCAAATCGGGTACGGAGACTATCTTAGAATAAAAGAAGAATTCCCCAAGATTACCAACCTTGTCCGTCTTATAGAAATAAATAAACATATAGGATATTCATTCGGCATACTCGACAGTCTCAAGAAGAAACTCAAGACCGACAAATACGAAATTGCAAAGTACATTTTAAAGCAGAATGTAAATATCAGCGATTATTCGGATTATGTCCGTATAATGCAGAGCTTCAACGCCGATTTCAGCGACAGACAGATATGCTTTCCGAAAAATCTTAAAGCGGCTCACGATCGTGCGGAAGCTATGCGGCAGGCACGGGAGCTTGAAGAAAAAGCGAAGAAAAACGCTAAATTGGCCAAGCAACTGAACGCTCTGAAGTTGAAGCGGAAAATGCTTGAGTTTGCAACCGATGAATACTTTATCCGTCAGCCTGACAGCACGGACGAAATAGTCGTCGAAGGACAGAAGCTAAGCCATTGTGTCGGCGGCTACGCCGAAAGACACGCAACCGGCAAGCTGACGATTATGTTTCTCCGCCGAAAATCTGCACCTAACGAGCCGTATTACACGATAGAGGTATCAAACGACTATAAAATAGTTCAGTGCAGAGGTTATAAAAACAACTGGGTTACAAACGGCGGGCAGGAAAAGCCACAAGAAATAATCAATGTCGAGAAGAAATATCAGCAGTACCTTGACGGTATTGCGGCGAAAAAATCAAAAACAAAATCAAGGAGGAAAACAGCATGACCGAACAGCTTACACTGTATCAGCAGGCTCAGGCGGTGCATCAGGATCTGATGATTCAGGAACAGGTTGCAGCTCAGTCTTTAACGCAGATTGCCATAGACCTTAAGGAAATCAGAGATAGGCGGCTTTATGCAGAACTCGGATATTCCGATTTTGCCGAATACTGCGAAAACGCCACAAAGACGGGAAAAAGACAGGCTTATAATCTCATATCACTTGTTGAACAGTACAAGATAGATGATCTTTCCAGACTTGCGTATCTCGGCAGTACCAAACTGATAGCTCTTAAATCTCTCGGCAAAGATGAGCGAGAGGAGCTTATAGAGAGCGGCAAAGCCGAAGAGATGTCAGTGAGAGAGCTTAAGGAAAAGATAAAGGAGCTTACCGATAAAAACGAACAATTACGCTTTGAGTTTACATCAGTAACTGACAGTGACAAGGATAAAGACAGCAGAATCAATTCGTTACAAGCACGGCTTGACAATACAGGAAATGCTATGCGGCGAACCGCAGAAGAAAATGAAAAGCTGAAGTTACAGATAGCTGAACTTGAAAAGCGTCCTGTCGAAGTGGCAGTTGCCGAACCCTCAGCGGAGGATATTGCAAAAATAAGAGCAGAAGTAGAAGCTGCCGCAAGAGCGGAATACGATAAAAAGCTTGCTGATGAAAAGAAAAAAGTGCAATCGATTGCACACGAAGAAGCAAGTGGTAACGGCAAAGAAATCTTCAAGATTCATCTGAAAAATATACAGCGTGAATTCAATGAAGCGTTAGAGCTTGTAAGCAATGCGTCAGAAAATGAACGCAGCAGTTATATAAAGGCTTTCCGTTCCGCTCTGAATGCGTGCGGGGATTTGATTGCTAAGTTATAAGGAGGAAAACCAAATGTCAGTAAAAATCAGCTCACTTGAAATTGAAAATGTCAAGCGAGTAAAAGCGGTACAGATAACGCCTGCCGAGAACGGTCTTATGATAATCGGCGGTAAGAACAATCAGGGCAAGACATCAGTGCTTGACGCTATCGCATGGGCACTTGGCGGTGACAGGCTGAAACCGTCACAGGCTGTGCGGGAAGGCTCTGTGATTCCGCCCCACATGGAAGTTACGCTCAGCAACGGTATAAAGGTAGTCAGGAGCGGCAATAACAGTACGCTCAAGGTTATTGATCCGGACGGCAACAAGGGCGGTCAGCAGCTGCTCAACGAATTCGTAGAACAGTTTGCGCTTGATCTTCCTAAGTTTCTCGACCGGTCGAGCAAGGAAAAGGCGGATACTCTCCTCAGAATAATCGGTGTAGGCGATAAGCTGTACGAACTTGAAACCGAAGAACAGAAGCTGTACAATCAGCGTCACACTATCGGTCAGATAGCGGATCAGAAGAAGAAATACGCTAAGGAAATGCCGGTATTCGCAGATGCTCCGAAAGAGTTTGTGTCAGCAACCGAGCTTATCAGACAGCAGCAGGATATTCTTGCAAGAAACGGCGAAAATCAGCGTAAAAGACAGCTCAGAGAGCAGTACGACAGAGAACTTGAGTTGGCTCGGAAGGCATACGAAGAAGCACAGGCAAGACTTGAAACGGCAACGGTAAACGCTGAAACCGCACATCGTGACGCTGAAGACCTTGCAGACGAGAGCACGGCAGAGCTTGAACGGAGTATAGCAGACATTGAGCAGATAAACGCAAAGGTCCGTGCAAATCTTGACCGTGAAAAAGCTGAACTTGACGCTGAAGCGTATAAAACTCAGTATATACAGCTTACCGAAGAAATACAGTCTGTCAGAAAAGCTAAAACAGATCTTCTTGACGGTGCAGACTTACCGCTTGAGGGCTTGTCGGTAGATAACGGCGAGCTTACATACAACGGTTTTAAATGGGATAATATGTCCGGTTCGGAACAGCTCAAGGTTGCGACCGCAATTGTCCGCAAGCTCAATCCTAATTGCGGATTTGTGCTTATAGACAAGCTGGAACAGATGGATACCGATACGCTGAACGACTTTGGCAGATGGCTTGAAAGCGAGGGCTTACAGGCAATCGCCACAAGAGTTAGCACGGGTGACGAGTGCAGTATCATAATCGAGGACGGCTATTCAAAGCCGGTTGAAAAGAAAGAAACTACAACATGGAAGGCAGGTACATTCTGATGAGTACAACAATGAACATCACTAAAGGCAGAATCGAAACCGCCAAGAAGGTGGTTATATACGGCCCTGAGGGAATAGGCAAGTCAACGTTTGCATCGCAGTTTCCCGATCCGTTATTCATCGACACCGAAGGCAGTACAAAGGAAATGGACGTTGCCCGTTTTGATAAACCGACATCGTGGGAGCTGCTTAAGAGCCAGATTGAGTATGTCAAGCTCAATAAGCCTTGTGCCACGCTTATAATTGATACGATAGACTGGGCGGAACAGCTTTGCATCAAGTCTATCTGCGATAAGTACGATAAAAAGGGTATCGAGGATTTCGGTTATGGCAACGGCTATGTATACGAAAAGGAAGAGTTCGGCAGGTTCCTTAATCTGCTTGAAGAGGTTATCGAAGCCGGAGTTAACGTTGTGCTTACGGCTCACGCTATCCTCAGAAAGTTTGAACAGCCCGATGAGCTCGGAAGCTATGACCGCTGGGAGCTGAAGCTCGGCAAGAAGACAACCAATCTTATATCTCCTCTTGTTAAAGAATGGGCTGATATGGTGCTTTTCGCAAACTACAAGACTATTTCGGTAGCGGTTGACAAGGACGGCAAAAAGCATAAGGCACAGGGCGGCAGACGCATAATGTACACGTCACATCATCCCTGCTGGGACGCAAAGAATCGTTACGGTTTGCCGGAAGAAATTCCGATGGAGTACGGGCAGATAAAGCACATTATCGAAAGAAATGTTGCCGCACAGCCTGCCGCTACCGTTCAGACTGCACCTGTTGCAAAAGTAGCAGCTGCAGAAAACGCAACAACCGTTACGAATGATAATATAACGCCGGCTCCTGCTCCGGCAATAACGCAGGAAAGCTCAGGAATACCCAAAGCTCTTGCGGACCTTATGACAGCAAACAGCATAACGGAAGAGCAGATAAGAGCGGCAGTAGCAAGCAAGGGCTACTTCCCTGCTGATATGCCGATAAAGGACTATCCCAAGGAATTTATCGAGGGTGTGCTTATCGGGGCATGGGAGCAGGTAAAAGCAATGATAACGGAAATGCTTATGACAGACTATGAGAACGAGGCTTATCCGTTCTGATAAACGAAAGGAGAAATAACATATGAGTGAATTTGAAAAAGAATTAGGCTGGGACGACGTAATTGAGAAAGAAAGCGATTTTACGCTTCTTCCCGCAGGTGACTACGACTTTACGATAACAGGCTTCGAGCGTGCGAGATATGAGGGCGGCGAAAAACTGCCGCCTTGCAACAAGGCTGTAGTATCTATTCATATAGATGCTCCGGAAGGCTCAACTACAATTCAGCATAATCTGTTTTTGCACAGCAAGTGCGAGGGTATGCTTTCGGCATTCTTTATCGGCATAGGTCAGAAGAAACACGGCGAACCGCTTCGCATGAACTGGAACAACGTCATCGGTGCCAAAGGTCGTTGTAAGGTGTACATAGATACTTGGATGAACAAGAACGGCGAAGAAATGCAGTCTAACAGAATAAAAAAATTCTATGAGCCGTCACCGGCACAGACTGTTTCTCAGGCACCTGCAAGCTCTCAGGCGGGTGTATTTACACCGGGTAAATTCTGATGGAATTAAGACCGTATCAGAAAGAAGCCAAAACAGCGGTACTTTCACAGTGGGAGCAGGGTAATTCAAAAACCCTGCTCGTACTGCCTACGGGTTGCGGTAAAACGATAGTTTTTGCAAAAATCGCAGAAGACCGTGTCCGCAACGGAGAAAGGGTACTCATACTTGCGCACAGGGGCGAACTGCTTGAACAGGCGGCGGACAAGATACTGAATGCCTGTGGGCTTGGCTGTGCTGTAGAAAAGGCGGAAGAAAGCTGTATAGGCTCATGGTATCGTATAACGGTAGGCTCTGTACAGTCGCTTATGAGAGAAAAGCGACTTGCGCAGTTTTCAAAAGACTATTTCAATACGATCATAATTGATGAAGCGCATCATTCCATTTCGGACAGCTATCAGAAGATACTCGGATATTTTGATGAAGCAAAGGTACTCGGAGTTACGGCAACGCCGGACAGAGGAGATATGAAAAATCTCGGACAGGTATTCGACAGCCTGGCGTATGAATATACTTTGCCGAGAGCTATCAAAGAAGGGTATCTGTCACCGATAAAGGCACTCACCATTCCTCTGAAACTCGATCTGACAGGTGTCGGTACTCAGGCAGGAGATTATAAGGCGAGTGACATTGACACGGCTCTTGACCCTTATCTGTATCAGATAGCGGATGAAATGCTGAAATATTGCAAGGAACGTAAAACGGTAGTATTTCTGCCGCTTATAAAAACGAGTCAGAAATTCTGCAAGATACTTAACGAAAAAGGCTTCCGCTCGGCAGAAGTCAACGGAAACAGCATTGACAGAGGTACTGTTCTTGCTGATTTCGATAGCGGTAAATATAATGTGCTGTGTAATTCAATGCTTCTGACGGAAGGCTGGGACTGTCCAAGCGTCGATTGTGTAATAGTTCTCAGACCTACTAAGGTAAGAGGGCTGTACTGTCAGATGGTCGGCAGAGGAACAAGGCTTTGTGAGGGTAAGAAAGATCTGTTGCTTCTTGATTTTTTGTGGCACACAGAAAGGCACGAGCTGTGCCGTCCTGCACATCTGATATGTGAAAGCCCTGAAGTTGCCGAAAAGATGACCGAAAATATTGCGGCGGCAGGTATGCCGGTTGATATTGAACAGGCAGAAGAAAAGGCAAAAGAAGATGTAGTTACTCAGCGTGAGGAAGCGCTTGCAAAACAGCTTGCGGAAATGAAAAAACGCAAGAGAAAACTTGTAGATCCTCTCCAGTATGAAATGAGCATTCAGGCGGAAGACTTATCTTCCTATGTTCCGGCATTCGGTTGGGAGTGTTCTCCGCCGTCGGATAAGCAGAAAACAACGCTTGAAAAGCTCGGTATATTCCCCGATGAGATTGACAACGCCGGTAAAGCTCAGCTTTTGCTGGACAGGCTCAGCAAACGGCGCACTCTCGGACTTACAACACCGAAGCAGATACGTTTTCTCGAAAGCAGAGGCTTTAAGCACGTCGGCACATGGCAGTTTGAAAGTGCAAGAAATCTGATTGACAGAATAGCGGCTAACAATTGGCACGTTCCGAACGGAATAGATCCTGCAAGCTATGAACCGAAGGTGGTGAATAATTCAGATGTCGGAATTTGATTTTGATCTTAACGAAGCACTTAAATATATAAGCCCGTCAGACCTTTCCTATCAGGAATGGGTGAATGTCGGTATGGCACTCAAAGAAGAGGGCTATTCCGTTACCGTATGGGATAACTGGTCGGCAAATGACAACAGATACCATAAAGGCGAATGTGAAAAGAAATGGGAGAGCTTCAACGGCTCTTCCTCGCCTGTCACGGGCGCTACCATAGTTCAGATGGCTAAGGACAGAGGAATGATGTTCGGCACGGGAGAAGACCGTGAGCTTGACTGGGACGACGAAATATCATACGAACATCACGATGAGCACGTTGTTGTAAACAAAAACTGGATAGAGGGCAAAGAAATAAACGCTCCGACAGACTGGCAGCCTCACAGAGAAATAATCAGATACCTTGAAGCATTATTCGAGCAGAGCGAAAATGTCGGATATGTTGTGCAAAGCTACGAAAAAGATGGTAAATTCATCCCTGCCAACAAGGGCTATTATGACCGCACGGCAGGTCAGCTTATCGAATCATTGTCGCAGTGTGACGGCGATATAGGCTCTGTTCTCGGTGATTACAACACTCAGGCGGGGGCGTGGATACGTTTCAACCCTCTTGACGGCAAAGGCGTTAAGAATGAAAACGTAACCGAATACAGATATGCGCTTGTTGAAAGTGACAATGTAGATATAGAAAAACAGCACGCCATAATCTGTGAGCTTGAACTGCCCGTAGCTGTGCTTGTGTACAGCGGAAAGAAGTCACTGCACGCTATTGTAAAGGTAGATGCCGCAAATTACGATGAATACCGTAAACGTGTAGATTTTCTGTATCAGATATGTCAGAAAAACGGACTGTCACCCGATACGCAGAATCGTAATCCGTCAAGATTATCACGTCTTCCCGGTGTTCAGCGTGGTGAAAACAGGCAGTACATAGTTGATACAGACATCGGTAAAAACGGTTGGGATGAGTGGCGGGAATGGATAGAAAGTGTAAATGACGACCTGCCCGATACCGAGAGCATGGCTGATGCGTGGAGCAATCTTCCGGAACTTGCACCGCCACTTATTGATGGTATACTCAGACAGGGACATAAAATGCTTATCGCAGGACCGTCAAAGGCGGGTAAGTCGTATGCTCTTATAGAAATGTGCTGTGCAATAGCGGAAGGCAAAGAATGGCTTGGCTGGAACTGTACCAAAGGTAGGGTGTTGTATGTAAATCTTGAACTTGACAGGGCTTCCTGTCTGCACCGTTTCAAAGATGTATATACAACACTTGTCTGGGAACCTCAAAATCTCAGTAATATTGATATATGGAACCTAAGAGGTAAGTCTGTCCCGATGGACAAGCTCGCACCGAAACTTATCCGCCGTGCGAGCAAGAAGAACTATATCGCCATTATCATAGACCCGATTTATAAGGTTATTACCGGTGACGAGAACAGCGCAGATCAGATGGCGCATTTCTGCAATCAGTTTGATAAGGTATGCACGGAGCTTGGCTGTGCAGTTATATACTGCCATCACCATTCAAAAGGCGCACAGGGGGGTAAGCGTTCAATGGACAGAGCCTCGGGTTCAGGTGTATTCGCAAGAGATCCCGATGCACTGCTTGACCTTACGGAGCTGGAGCTTACCGACAGCATAATAAAGCACGAAAAAGACAAGATGACCTGCAAGATATGCTATGACCAGCTGAAAAAATGCGGACACGAAGACGATGTTTCACAGGATGATATATGCAGTGCAAAGCAGATGCGTGAAGCGCTCAGAAACGCTGTGCCGGACGCAGATTATAAGCATGTGTGTGATTTCATTACCAAGTGTGAAAAACGCACAGAGAGCCGTACAGCGTGGCGTATAGAAGGCACGCTCCGAGAGTTTCCGAAGTTCCCGCCGGTGAACGTTTGGTTTGATTATCCCGTTCATCGTATAGACAAGACCGACGTATTAAAAGACATACAGCCCGATGACGGCAGAGCAGTAGGCTGGCAGAAGAATTTCAGCAAGAAAAAGACCGAAAAGGAACGTAAGGACGAGCGTAAAGAATCGCTCGAAACGGCATTTGATGCTTGCATGATTGACGGCAAGGTTACTTTATCCGGTATGGCCGAGTATATGGGCGTGACCGAAAAGACGGTCCGAAACCGTATAAAAGAGCACGGCGGTTTCTGGATCGACGATAACGAGGTAGGGAAAAAGTCGAAGTGAAAACTTTCACTGCTAGGGAAAATCTCGGTGATTTTCATTTTCACTGACAGGGAAAATGTCGAGAAAATTTCTTTCACTGTCAGTGAAAAAGTCGAGAATTTTCACTTTCCCTACAGAGTGAAAAAGTCGGTGAATTATCGAGATTTTCACTGTCAGGGAAAATGCTATATACTACGTATATAGGTTTTTTCTTTCCCTGACGGTCACAGGGTGAAGTAGTCGTGCGACAGCTACGCACGACGACTTCTTCCCCTGACTGTGACAAAAGCACTGATTAAAAATCCAAAAGGAGATGTTAATATATGGGTAATAGCTTGAGCTTTTTTATGCCGATGATACCGCCTACGGTAACGGCGCAGGAACACAAAGTAACGGTTTCTCACGGCAAGCCGATATTCTATGATCCGCCCGAAGTCAGATCGGCGAAGGCTAAACTGACAGCGTACCTTTCTCAGCATAAACCCGACAAGCCGTATAAAAAGGGCGTAAGGCTGACGGCAAAGTGGCTGTTCCCGAAAGAACACCACAAAGACGGAGAGTATCGTATAACGAAGCCCGATACCGACAATCTTCAGAAAATGCTGAAGGACTGCATGACTGTTTGCGGTTTCTGGACTGACGATGCGCTTGTCGCAAGCGAGATATGCGAAAAGTTCTGGGCGGCAAATCCCGGAATATATATCAAGGTCGAGGTGCTGAAATGACGATAGACGAAGTTCAGCAGGCTATTGTAAGCGGTCAGACCGTAAGGCATACACACGGAGGAATAACCGCCGAATACACAATAAGCGGTGTTATATCCCGTTACAGCAAGATAAGAGGCTGGTATTATGTGCTTGAGCTTAAAGACAGAAAAGCGGACAGCTTGTCTGTCGTGAATATGGAGGAGGTTGAAAATGAAAGAATATATTAAGCGTGAAGTATTGTCTAAAATTATGGACGATATAGCAAAAGATGAAACTTGCCCTATGAACATTGCAGCAGATATTTATTATGCTGTAGATTGCATACCTGCGGCTGATGTCGAGCCAGTAAGGCACGGATATTGGCAAGTAGGGTATTTTCACGATCGAGTGTGCAGCTGTTGCTTGCACCCCGACAATGACCTTGACGATTATCCACATCCGTACTGCCCTAACTGCGGGGCAAAGATGGACAAAAAAGACGGACAAAGGAGATAAATAATGACTAAACGCAAACCTGCAACTGAAACCTGCTTGTTTTGTGGGCAAGTAATACCGAAGTGGATAAAGTGGGAGGACAAGCTTCCGCCGGATCAGGAAGAGGTGTTAGTATGCACTGTGTCACAAAAAGGAATACGAAACATTGATAAAGGATATTGGTCTATCGATCATTTTATCCATAGAGGGCGTGCACGGGTTACTCATTGGATGCCGCTTCCAGAAGCGCCTAAGGAGGAAACATGACCAAACAAGAACTACACAGCATCCGTTCACTCCGTGACGAGATAAAATTCTGGGAACGGGCGCTTGAACGCATAAGAAATAAATCTCCTGTCGGTTCTCCGCAGTTTGATGCCGTTCCCTGCAACAGCGGAATAAGCAACAGAGTGCAGGACAGAGTAGAAAACACGAGGTCAATCGAGGAAATAATAGCGGAGAAAAAGGCAGAGCTTGAAGCGAAGGAGCGTGAGCTTACCGAGTACATAATGACGGTTGATGACAGCCTTGTACGCAGGGCTATGTATCTGCGGCACGTCTGCTGTAAAAGCTGGAATGCCGTTGCTATGGATATAGGCGGGGACAACACAGCCGATACGATACGGATGGCTCACGATCGCTTCGTCAAGAGAAATCTGTAAAGCTGTTCGTTTTGTTCGTTTTTTCTGTGGTATAGTGTAAAATGAAGAAGAAAAGAAAGACAATAAGTTTTCCTCCTGAAGCCCGGCACAACGGTGTCGGGTATTCTTATACCCAAAAGAAAGGACGGTGTTACCGTGACCGAAAGACAGAAGAAATTCGCCGAATACTACGCTCAGTGCGGTAACGCCGCTCAGAGTGCGATACAGGCAGGATACAGCAAAAAGTATGCAAATACTAATGCTTCAAAATTACTACAAAATACTACAATTACGGAATACATAAAACAGCTCACCGAAGACGCCCAGACTGCACGCATAATGACCGCCCGTGAACGGCAGGCGATACTTTCCGATATAGCTAAGGATAAACAGAACGAGCTGTCGGACAGGATACGGGCAATAGACACGCTGAATAAGATGACGGGGGAATATGTTGCGAAGATACAGGCAGAAGTCAGAACTTCTGACAAGCTATCCGATGTATTCGCTCAGATAGGCGGTGAGGGGCTTGACGAGTAGTTTTCCTCTGTCACAAAAATATATCGACTTCATCAACAGCGTGCATAATGTGACAGCGGACTTTCTCGAAGGTACTACCGCAAGCGGAAAGACAACCGTCGGCGCAGGCGTAAAGTTCATGCGTATGGTGTCCGCAAGCCGAAAGAAACTCCACGTTATTGCCGCAAAGACAACCGGCAAGGCAGAAGAAACGATTATTCAGCAGGACAACGGCATTCTTGACCTTCACGCAAACGCAAAGTATTTCGGCAACGGCGATAAGGATTATAAACTGCCGCATATCAAGTTTGAGGGCAAGATAATCTATGTTCTCGGATATGACAACAAGGATAAATGGCAGATGGCACTCGGCGCTCAGTTCGGGTGCGTCTATATCGACGAGATAAATACCGCCGATATAGAGTTCGTCCGTGAGATGTCTACCCGAAATGATTACCTTATGGCTACCCTGAACCCCGATGATCCGGGCTTGCCGGTGTATAAAGAGTTTGTCAACCGCTCACGTCCATACAAAAAATACGCCTGTGACGTGCCAGATGAAATAATGAAAGAGCTTACGGAAGAACCTGTGCCGGATTGGCGGTACTGGTTCTTTACTTTTCGTGATAATCTTTCGCTGACCGATGAGGACATACAACGAAAGATGCTTGCCGCCCCGAAGGGTACTAAGCTGTACAAGAACAAGATACTGGGCTTGAGAGGGCGTGCAACGGGGCTTGTTTTCGATTTACAACCCCGTAATATAATTTCACTCGGTACGGCGCAAGGCTTTAAATTCGAGCGGTTCTCGGCGGGTTTAGATACAGCCTACTCGCAGTCCTCACCTGATACGATAGCATTTACGTTTGTGGGGATCACGGCGGACCGCAAATGCGTAACGCTTGACGAGGAAACATACAACAATCGTGACCGCCGTGTGCCGCTTACACCGTCCGATATTCCGAAAATCTTTACCGATTTTCTTGAAAGAAATCGCAAGCTGTGGGGCTTTGCAAAAGATGTCTACATAGACAGCGCAGATCAGGCAACGATACTCGAATGCCAGAAGTTCAAGCGGCTTTCGGGAAGCCTGTATAACTTCATACCTGCGTTCAAGAAAACGAAAATAATCGACCGTATTCACTTGCAGTCAGCGTGGCTGGCGGCAGGTGATTTTTATATCCTGGAACATTGCAAAAATTACATAGCGGAGCTTAACATATACAGCTGGAAAGAGGATAAGGCAGAGCCGGAGGACGGCAACGATCACTGCATAAACTCCTGCCAGTATGCCTGGCTTCCGTTCAAATCACTTATAGGGAGCGTGAAAACAGATGAAATTTGACATAGGAGAGAAAGTCAGACAGATGTTTCTGAACTGGCTCAATATAAATCCTGCATCGGAGCAGACCTTTGTCCTGAACGAAAGAACGGGGCTTATGGCGGACATTCTCCGGGCGAAGCTGTGGTACAGAGGTGACGCATATGAGCTGTCGCAGTTCTTCAAGCAGCTCGGCTGCGGCACAAATTCTTTCTGGGGGAGCGTTCCCGATAACGAGAAAGTCCGCAAGATACACAGCGGCTTGCCTGCCATTATAGCCGATACGCTCGCCTATATCGTTTATTCGGATATGGACGATATAGCGGTCGAGGGCGAAAAAGGCAGAGCGGCATTTGAGGATATATCGCAGAACACGGACTTTACCGCACTTGTCGGAAAGGCAATAGTAGATACGCTCGTTGAGGGTGACGGCGCTTTCAAGATTTCGGTCGATGATACGCTGTCCTTAACGCCTATTGTTGAATTTGTGGGAGCCGACAAGATTGAATATCGCTATCTGAGGGGTGTCCTGTCAGAAGTTATCTTCCGCAGTGCCCACGAAGACGGCAACAGGATATATCAGCTTGAGGAGCATTACGGCAGAGGGTACATTGAAAGCCGATTGTACGACCACAGCGGTCACGAGGTGAGCCTTGACAGTGTTCCTTGCCTTGCCGGGATAGAACCGAGGGTAGAGTTTGCCGGGGATTATATAATGGCTGTACCGCTGAAGTTTTACGCTTCTAAGAAATATCCGGGCAGGGGCAAGAGTATATTCGACGGCGGTAAATCCGATTGTTTTGACGCTCTGGACGAGGTTATCTCGCAGTGGTGGGACGCAATCAGAATGGGACGTGTGAAGCAGTACATACCCGATAATATGATACCCCGCAATGCCGAGAACGGCTCGGTCGGAAAGCTCAACCAGTTCGGCAACAATTACATCACGATAAGCCAGCCGTTGCAGGAGGGCGTTACCCCGAAGATTGAGGTAGTCCAGCCCGACATCAAGTATGACGCATTTGTATCATCGTATACAAACTGCCTGCTGATGTGCCTGCAAGGACTTGTATCGCCTGCGACACTCGGTATTGATGTCGGCAAGATGTCAAGTGCGGACGCTCAGCGAGAGAAGAAGGACGTTACGGGCAACACCCGGAACACAATAACGACAGCGCTCGAAAAGACTCTGCCTGAGCTTGTGTCGGCTGTATTAAAAACATACGACAATATGCAGGGCAAAGCCCCCGAAGAATATGAGGTAAGCGTTGATTTTGGTGAGTACGGAGCACCCGACTTTGACAGCCGTGTCGAAACGGTCGGCAAGGCAAGCACCTACGGCATTATGTCGGTCGAAACGCAGGTCGAGGAGCTGTGGGGCAGTTCTAAAGAGGACGAATGGAAAGCCGGTGAAGTCAAGCGTATAATGCAGGAAAAGGGGCTTGCCGATGGTGCGACATCTGCGGTAGGTGATGAGCTTGCTTAGTTTCAGAGATATTGCAAGGATATTCGAGGAGATAGAGCTAAGGCTCATTGCTTCGCTGAAACGCAATCTTTCACGGCACAAAGCCGAAGAAGAAAAAGAAGGCTTTGAATGGTCAGCGTGGCAGGCTGAAAAGCTCAATAACATTGACAATTTCCGCAAGGAGAACGCTCAGATAGCGGACGAATATGTAGATGTTATTGACGATGAAACCCGACAGCTTATGACGGATCAGTTTCACGAGGGGGAGCATACAGCGGAGCAGTCGGTCATTGATGTTTCGGAAAGCGGTGTCAATGTTCCCGATGTTCCGACACAGCCTCAGCCGCCCGAAGCGCCGACAGCTATACCCGATGATCACTTTTTCGGGGTCAACAAGCCGAAGATGGATAAGCTGATGGAAGACGTGACAACGCTTGAAAAGACCGCCCTTACTGCCGCTGTGCGTAATATGGACGATGTTTACCGCACAACGCTGAACAAGGTACAGCTTATGATGGGCACAGGCTCAATTACGCTTAATGAAGCAATCGACCTTGCAACAAGGGACTTCCTCGACAAAGGCATAAACTGCATTGTATACGCAGACGGCAGGCGAGTTAATATTGCCGATTATGTGCGTATGGCACTGCGCACAACGTCCACAAGGGCAACATTGCAGGGTGCGGCTAAACGCTTTGCAGAGCTGGGCTATGACACTGTGCTTATATCGCAGTACGGAGGCTGCTCAGAAACCTGCGAGCCGTATCAGGGCAAGGTTTACATTGATGATGTATTCACGATATGGAACGGCGAGAGAAGCGGCGACTTCGGCAAGTCAAACTACTGTGACAAGTGGTTTATGCTGTTGTCTGTGGCAATCCGAGGCGGGCTGTTCCACCCTAACTGCCGTCATACTATGGGGCAGTACAAAGATACCAAAGCCGATTCCTGCCGAGAAGATACGGGAACAGCGAGCACTCGAAGAAAAGCAACGTGCTATGGAGCGCAAGATAAGAGCGCTCAAACGCAAGGTTGAGGGCACGCAGGACGAGAAGAAGGTCAAGGAGTATAAGCGTAAGCTCCGAGAGGAACAAGGCAAGCTCAGAGAGTTTATCAAAGAGCACGACGATGTTCTTCGCAGAGATTATTCGAGGGAGAAGATCTACAGCGGTGAGGGTGAGCCGAAACAGGCAGCTCCGAGAACGGAAGAAGTGCCTATGAGTAAACTGCCCGAGAACACAACACCGCAGTTACCGGAAGTGACGCAGGATAGCCCAAAAGCTAAGAAGATTATGAGTGAGGGTGTTGTATTAAAAGAAAAAGATAAAAACTCAGGAACACCTATAACCCCGATTACAGAGAAATCCATAGAAAAAGTGCCGTTAATAAACATATCTGGGTATAATGATGAATATTGTGAGTATGTTCAGCGCAAACACAAAGAATTATTAGAGTACTCTCGTGACAATAACGCTGGAAATGAAGTTGCGTTTATTGTTGATAAAGATATGGTAGAACGAGAACCTATAATTGGAGATGATGAAAAAATAAGTTTTGGCGAATTGTACGGAAGAGATTTATTCATCATGCACAACCATCCCAGAAACAATAGTTATTCTATTGACGATATAGTCGAATTTTTGGGTGGAAGCAACGTAAAATCACTTTCCATTGTTAAAAACAACGGAAAAGTTGAGGTCTTGACAAAACTTATGGAATATGATAGAATGACTACAATTAAAGAGTTAGACAGAATGATCCGAAAGAATATAAAAACGGGTTCTGATTCTGAATATCGAGCAATCGTTAATAAATTTCTTAGCAAGTATGTTGAATTAGGAGTGATAGAATGGCTGAAATAAAAGAACATTCTCTTGACGGTTCTAATGAAGAAGCAGTAAAAAAAATGAGACAGCTTTTGAAAGACTTAGAACTTGAAGAGGAGGAAAAGAAAAATAACGATTAACCGCCCACAGCAGTGAGCGGTTTTCTTATACCCGTGTGCAATCAATTGCACAACCAAACTTAATAATTTTACCGCCCCTTTTGGAGCGGTATTTTTATATCTAAAATACGAACGAAAGGATTTTTAGTATGAACAAAATTAAGAAAATCATTATTTCCGGAGCCGGATTTATACTGACGGCGGTTCTTCTGTGTGGTTGCACGGAAGCTGACAGAGTGACGTACAATGTGCAGAAAGAAGCCGATAACTTCAATGTGACAAGGCGGTTGTCGGTTATCAATGCAAGGAGCGACAAACCAGTGCTTGAGCTTATTGGTAATTTTTCTATTTCAAACAACGAAGCAAACGAGCTGGTTGTAACGATAGAAGTTGCTCCGAACGTGTACAAGGTTGATTATGTGTATTTGAATGACTGGACAATGTACACAGTGGAAGACGTAAGCGGTGCTTACGTTGATAAATATCATTATGAAATGAATTTTCTGCCGGAAATGATTATACCGATTACTTTTACAAATAAAGACTGATAATTTTACCGCTCCACGAGGGCGGTATTTTTATACCCAAAATCAAAGAAAGCGAGGAAAAGCAATGGAACCCGAAAAGAAAACTCCCGAAGAGGAGAAGAAGCCCGCTCCCGCAGCGGAGCAGAAGGACGAGCCCAAGCCCGAAGAGAAGCCCGCCGAAAACAAGCAGACGGACGATAACGGCATGGCAGAGAAGCCCGATGAGAGCAAGGCAGAGGACAAGAAGGACGATAAGCCCGAAGAAAAGGCGGATAAGCCCGAATCTGAGCCTGCACCCGCCGTTCCCGATGCAAAGGACGAGGAGATTTTAAGGCTGAAAACACAGATAGCCGCAATGTCGCTCGGTGTGAAGCCCGATTGTATGGACGATGCTGTGGCTATTGCCGAAAGCTACGTCAAGTCCGGCAAAAGCGAGGACATCAACTCGGCACTGTCGGCGGTAGTCAAGAAATATCCCGATATGAAGGCTGACGTGGGCGACAGCAAGAAGCAGGGCGGCTTCAAGGTCGGAGCAGGCAGCTCCGACAAGGAAGAAAAGCCCGACAACAGCAGACTTGATAACGCATTCGGTATCAAGAAAAAGAAGTAAGAGAAGTAAGAAAGGTAAGGTGTAAAAATGTCAAACACAATCAACTATGCTGAACAGTATACCAATCAGCTCAGAGAGCTTTACGGTCAGGAATCAAAGGCCGACGCTCTCTATCACTCAAATTCCGATATTCAGCTCAAAGGCGGAAAAACAATCAAGATACCCACTCTGTCGGTATCCGGCTATAAGGATCACACAAGAGCATCGCTCGGCTTCCCTCAGGGTACATACGAGAACAACTACGAAACAAAGACGCTCGATCACGACCGTTCTATCGAGTTCGTAGTAGATCCTATGGACTTTGACGAAACCGATACCGTTGTATCACTGGCGAACATTCAGAGCCGTTTCGACAGGACGCAGGCAATTCCCGAACACGACAGCTATACATTCTCAAAGCTGTATGCAGAGGCTGTAAGAGTAGGTGCAACAATAAAGCACGACAAGCTCACGATTGAGAATGTCCTCAAGGACTTTGACGAGAACCTCAAGACACTTGAAGATAAGGGCGTGCCTCTTGACAGAATGATACTCTATGTCACCGCAGACTATAAGACGATACTCAAGAACGCAGAGGGTATTCAGAGAACGCTCGACATCAAGAGCGGCGGCGGTATCGACAGACGTATCCATTCCGTTGACGATATAGGCAATATCGTTACAGTTCCCTCAGCTCGTTTCAAGACCGTGTACGATTTCACGGACGGCTGTAAGTCCGGTGTCGGTGCAAAGCAGATAAACTACATTCTCATTGACCCCGAATGTCAGGTGTCAAGAGATAAGTACGCATATATACATCTGTTTGCTCCCGGCTCTGACAGCAGAACGGCAGACAACTACCTTTATCAGAACCGCAAGTACAATGGTACATTTGCGATAGATCACCTGTTTGTTGACGGCTGTATCATGAATGTATCTGCTCTGACGCAGACATTCGCAGGTAACGGCTCGACAACTGCATTCACAGTGACCGACAAGCCTGAAAAGCTCATCGGCGTAACTGTGGACGGCACAGCGACAACAGACTACAGCTATGACAAGTCATCGGGCGTGATAACATTCAATACCGCTCCCGGCAACGCAAAGGCTATAGTCGTAACATACTAAGGAGGTAACTATGGTAGCAGTAAAGGCAAACAAGCAGTATACTATCACGGAAGCCGAGAAGAAGTCATATCTTGCACAGGGGTATGACATAATCGGCGATAACGGGGCTGTGGAGCATTCTCCGCAGGCTACCGTGCCGTATGCCGAATATGAAAAGGCTCAGGCGGAGATAGCAAAGCTCCGTGATGAGCTTGCTCAGGTAAAGGCGGCAAAGACAAAAAAGGGTGAGGCTTAATGTACCTCACTTTTGCGGAATTTCAGACCTTATGCCCCGACAGTACGATAACCGAACAGCAGTACAACGCTCTTGAAAATAGGGCGGAGAGCGACATCGACACACTGACCTTCAACCGCATAACAGCTATAGGATTCGACAATCTGACAGCGTTTCAGCAGGATAAGGTAAGGCTGGCACTGTCACAGCAGACAGCATTTGTTTTTGACAATGCCGAGCTGCTTGACAGTCCGCTCAGTTCCTATAGTATCAGCGGTGTGTCAATGTCCTTTGACAGCTCGAAGGTTATAAATTACTGCGGTGTCACTACAACACGGCAGGTTTATAACACGCTGTTGCAGACGGGCCTTTGCTACAGGGGGTTATAATGTGAAATATCCGAAACTTGTACCCGAAAGGGTTTGTACAACATCTTGTACCGTTTATCGTACAGACGGCCTTAACCGTGACGGCTCAAAGAAACGGACGGTCATATTTGAGGGTAAGTGCTTTCATTCGGAAAAAGCACGGCAGAAATTATCCGCAGAAAAACAGCTTATAACGCTGTCTGGCGAGGCTCTTTTCTGCGGGGATATTGCCCCGGACAGCCCGATAGTTGACGGAGCTGTGGAGATAGATGGCAGAGAGTACAAGATATACGGCTCGGAAAAGGCTAAAAACCCCGACGGGACGGTAAATTACACAAGACTGGAGCTGATATAGTGATAAAAGTAACCGTAAAGCTTGATAAGGCTGCTATAGCAAATCTGAAAGCGGCGGCGTTAAAAAGTGCTGAGGTAGCAATGGAACAGGTTAGAACTGATCTCGTAAGTTCCGCAACCTTGCCGGCGGATCAGTATGTTTTACAGAATGGCGGTACCTATGTCAACGGTAACGGTCCTTATCAGGGATATAAGGACCAAAATAGCGTTGTTGACTTTTCTTCCTCTGACGAGAAGATACATATATCTCTTGTCAACGATGTGCCTCAGGCAAGGCGGCTGTATTATCACCCTGAATATCACTTTCAGCAGGGCAAGAACGCAAACGCAGGGGCAGGGTGGCTTGAACCTTATGTAAGCGGGGGAAAGAAAGACCTTGCCCGTGATGCGTTTATATATGATTTCAAGAGGAGAACAGGCGTATGACGTTACTTGAAACAGCCGATATGCTTGCTGATGTTCTCGGCATAGAGAATGTATACGCAGGCTGTATAAACGCAAATCAGGATAAGTGTATCGGCGTGTATGCGTCAAAAAACACCTATCCTAAGAAAATCAGCATAGGCGGTAAGCCTTGCACGAAAACACTTGAAAAGCACATCAGCGTACTGATACACTGGACGGACAATCCGACAACAGCCGAGAGTGCGGCAAACGAAATACTTGATAAGCTGACCGATGTACACGGCTATACTGCCGGGGGGCACACGGTCGGCTTTTTGAGTTGCAGTGAGGCGCATAACGCAGGCAGAGATGAAAGAGGTATCTGCGAGTACGTTATAGATGTGACGGTTTATTATGAAAGGAGTAAGTAATAACAATGGCTAACAAAACAGGAGTATATCCCGTATATGAAAATCAGTTCAAGATTGACAAGACAGGCGGGACAGGTGCGACAGCCGAGAATCTTGTAACTATTGCCGATATGGAGAGCTTTTCGGTTTCCATTGACGGCAATGTTGAGGAGTGGAAGCCGTTCGATCAGGAAGGCTGGACAAGAAGACTTGTGACAGGCAAGGCGCTGACCGTCAGCGTATCCGGCAAGAGAAACATCGGTGACGCAGGCAACGATTATGTTGCAGGGCTTGCACTTAAAACAGGTGCAGACAGCCACACAACTGTAGTGTGGACGTTCCCCAGCGGCGCAACGCTGACGATACCGTGCGTTATAAACGTGACGGAGTGGGAATCGGGCGATTCCACAGCGGTAGCACCTCTTGCGTTTGACATTATGTCGGACGGCAAGCCCACATTTACAGACGCAAAGTAAGGAGATAAATACAATGGCTAAGATGTACACACTTGATGAAAAGTTACTCGTGGGCGTTCCCGAAATCAGAATCGGTGAAAAGGTCTACAAGGTAGATGATCGTGAAAAGACGGTCAAGAAGGTAATGGCGCTTTACAATAACGGCGATAAGAAGGACATTGAAAAGATTGACGAGATGTTCAAGCTGGCGTTCGAGCCTGCCGCCGCTAAGGAGATAAGCGAAATGAATATGCCATGGGCGGCATATCAGAAGCTGTCCGAGATAGTAATATCCGCCATGACGGGACAGGAAGATACCGAGCGATTTCACGAGTAATGAAGTCTGGTACGATGTCGAGTATGACCGTGAGCTGATACGGCAGTCGATAGCAAAACAGTATCACATACTGCCGTCAGAGCAGGACAATCTGCACTATTCTGACTGGCTGAGCCTTGTATCCGGCATTATGAATGATACTCCGCTCGGTCAGACAGTGCGGATACGAAGCGAGGATAACAAGGAGATGCTCAAACACTTTTCGCCGTATGAAAACCGCATACGGCGGGAGTGGGCGGCATTCAGAGCGAAGAAACAGCTTGCAGAGAAAACTCCAAAACAGATACAGAGCGATTTAACGGCTCTTGAAATGATGATAAAAAGAGCATTCGGGGGAGGTGAGTAAATGGCTGACGGAAACGGTGCGTCAGTAGGCACTATCAGCCTGTCGCTGATAATAGACGCAGAGCTTGACAAACAGCTTTCGGCTTTACAGAAAAGCATACAGTCGCAGTGGGATAAGGTCGGTGAAACTGCTGAAAAGGCACTTGTCGACAGTGTGGAAAAAGCCGCCGATAAGGCTGTAAAGCCTGTTGAGGAAGTCGGCAAGGCTGTAGAAAAGACCGTGACGCAGAGTGTTGAAAAGGCTGTGCAGAAGGTCGAAAAGCCCGCCGAAGAGGTAGGAAAGACGCTTGAAAGCTCTATATCCGAAAGTGCCGAAAAGGCTTCCGAAACGCTGGAAAAGGCGCTTGTTGAGCCTGTAAAGGAAGCGGAAAAGGAAGCAGAAAGCCTTGGCAAAACGATAAATAACAAGTATGAGTTCGGACCCGGTTATAGCAAAGAAGCTATGGATTTCGTGAACAACTATCAGCCGAAAAGCGATAAGAAGAAGTCCAAAGAAAAAGAGGAGCTCCCCGAAATTGATGTCGGCAGTTTTGAAATTCCTTCCGAACCTATCGACCGTCTGAACAAAAGTCTTGAGCTGACTAACGAAAAAATAGAGCTTGCACAGGAGAAGTGGAAACAGCTTAACAGAGAAATGGCGGCAATGTCTGATAAAGATATGGCAGGCGAAAAGGGCAATGCCGTAATAGAAAAAATAAACGCTGTTGAAACAAGTATGCTGAAACTGCAGCAGCAGTCCGAAGCTACTAAAGCCAAGATAGATAAGGCAATGCAGGCGGATGCAGAAGCCAAAAAGCTGGCTGAAGCCGCACGGCAGGCCGCCGAAGCGGTAAACAAGATACCTGAAAGCACAAACAACATAAATCTGCAATCGTTACCTGTCATAGCGATGCTGATAGACAAAATGCTGCAGGTTAAAACAGCGGTAACAGAGGCTGCTGCATCAAACGAAAAAGTGCAGAGTGCGGTAGAAAAAACTACCGCCGTACTGGATTCGGGGTGTAAAAAGATTGAGCAGGTGCTGGAAACGGCCGATAAGGCGGCAAGCAAGATAATACAGCCTGTTTCAAAGGTGAAAAACACGCTGAAAACGGTAGGCACGGCGGTAAATAACTCGGTCATTGCTCCTGTGAAAAAACTGGCTTCCTCTTTTGCAAGCCATTTCAAAAGAGCAGAAAAACCTGTTGATAACCTTGAAAAGTCGGTCAAAAAAGTAGGTGCTTCCGCTGAAAAATCGCTCGGCAAAGCAAAAACTTCTGCCGGTGGATTCGGCAAGACAATAGGCGGACTTGGTAAAAGTGTCAAATCCGCACTTAAATCTACGTTTCTTATGGCAGGGCTTTATGCGGCGTTTCGTGGCATAAAGTCGGTAATGTCGGACGCTATCGGTGCAAACGAGGAGTTCGGCAACAGTGTAAAGCAAATAAAAGGCAATCTTCAGGTTGCGTTTACGCCTATAGTAAACGCTATCATGCCGGCGCTTAATACATTGGCATCCGGACTTGCCACAGCAACCAAAGCTATAGCGAGCTTTATTTCGGGGCTGTTCGGCACAACGTATAAAAAGTCGCTTGAAGCGGCAAAAAAGGTCGAAGCTGTCGGAAAAAAGGCTAAGGAAAACAGCCGTTTCCTTGCAAGTTTTGATGAGATGAATGTTGCTTCAAAGGACGAGAGCGACAGCTCCTCCTCTGATCTCTCTGCACTTGACAGCGAGGGCGATAAGACAGCCGAGGGTATCGGAAATAAGATTCGTGAGCAGATTAAAAATGGGTTTGCTCTGCTGAAAAAGCAGTTTGCAAAAGTCAAAAAGTATTTCGACACAAATTTTGCTCCGATATTTGCGGAGATAGGCAAAAAATTCGCACCCGTTATAGAGGGCTTCAAGGATAATATGAGCAAGGCCTGGAGTGATATGGCAACTCTTGCCGAGCCGTTCAAAAACTATTTTACAAATAATCTGACTCCGGCGCTTCAGACAGCGTTTAAGTCAATAGGTACGATAGCTTCAGGGCTTGGAGATACGTTTAATCTTGTGTTCGGTCAGCTGTGGGATAACGTGATTTTCCCTTCGCTGAACACAATGATAACAACCGTGTTACCGTTGCTGACAGATCAGTGGACGGCGACCGCAGAGGTTATGACGACGCTCTTTGAAACCGTCAAGACAATATTCGACGAGGTTTTTGTAACCGGTGTTATGCCGATACTGACAACCTTGCAGGGCATATGGAGCGATTTGTGGATAACCTCGGCAAAGCTATGGTCGCAGTATGGCGAACCGATGATGGAAGCTATTCAGTCGCTTATAACTTCAGTCGGTGATACAGTGCTGACGGTCTATAAAGAGTGGATACAGCCCATTATACAGTGGGTATGTGACCTTATAAAATCCCTGTGGGACAAAGCAATAAAGCCTGTCTATGTAAAGGTCGTTGCCGTTGTCGCAAAAATCGTGGATTGCGTAAAAGCGGTATGGAATTTTCTAAAGCCGTTTGTCGATTGGTTCGTGAAAACGTTGGGGCCCACGATTAAAAATGTACTGGCGGCGGTCAAAGGCGTTTTTGACACTGTATTTACCGCTATCGGCGATATAATCGGCGGTATTATTAAGACCTTCGGCGGACTGATAGACTTTATAACAGGTGTATTTTCAGGCGACTGGAATAAGGCTTGGCAGGGAATATGCAACTTTTTCAGCGGTATCTGGAACACAATCTGGGGCGTGATCAAAGGAGTTATCAATCTGATAATCGACGGTATTAATATGCTCTGGACGGGTATCTACACTGTAGTAAAGGGTATAGTTGACGCTATCGGCGGTGTGGCAGGCGCAATAGGCGATTTGTTCGGTCAGGACTGGCATTTCTCAATGCCTGAAAACCCTCCGCTGATACCTAAACTTGCAAAGGGCGGTCTTGCGTATGCGCCTACGCTTGCAATGGTCGGTGATAACCGTAATGCAGGAACAGACCCGGAGGTAATTGCGCCTCTGTCAAAGCTCAAGGACATAATCGGCGAAGGCGGAGATATGACGGAAGTCGTACTTCTGCTTCGTGAGATACTGGAGTTTCTGAAAGGTCTTAATCTTATCGCTAAGGGTGAGGTTGACGGTAAAACGCTTTACCGGTTGATAGTACGTCTGAACAAGGAGAATACATACAGAACGGGGGTAAATGCACTTGGCTAAAAATCTGATATGGGTTAAGGGTGTTCTACTCCCGCCGCCCGATATTGACGGCTATAATGCCACACGATGCAAGACGTGGGAACCAAACACCGGCAGAAATGCCGCAGGAACAACTGTCGGAAGCATACTTTGCTGGAAATACAAAATAGAGCTTAAATGGTCTTTTCTCACAGAAGCGCAGGTGAAGAGCCTGCGTAATCTGTTTGAGAGCAAACCCGATTATTTTGCCGTAAAATTCGACTATGACGGCGAATATAAGGAGATAACCGCATACAGTACAGATCTTACCGCCACAGGCAAGCTGTATGCAGGAAGCGGCTATTATTACAAGAGCGTGTCAATAAATCTGATAGAAAGGTAGGTGATAGCTTGTATACAAATGTTTCGGATGATTTTATGTCATCCGTTAATGGTGCTGAGCCTGTCTACTGCTGCAAGCTGGATTTCGGTAATGATGTAACGGTGAACGATCTGTTCAGCGTAAGCTATTCGGGCGGATCGTGCAGTGAGAGCATAGTGCCGGGCGGAACTGTAATAGCAAATGCAAAAGTCGAGCTGTCGGCACTTCCTGCGACGGTCAGAAAGGGAAGAACTTGCACGTTGTATTTTGGCGTGAACGGCGAATACGCCCCGCAGGGAGTGCTTACGGTAAAGAAAATCGAGAAAAGCGGAGAACGGTTGTCGGTAACGCTTGAGGATAACATGACAAAGACGGAAAAAGGCTATTTTTCAAGCCTGTCGTATCCGTCCACAACGCTGAAAATGCTGTCGGAAATTGCTACAAAGTGCGGCGTTGCCTTTAATACTTCGGGGCTTACGGCGGTAACAATAAAGGACAAGCCGGAGGGCTATACCTGCCGTGAAATAATCGGATATATCGCAGGGCTGTACGGCAAATTTGCCGTTTGTGACCGTACCGGCAAGATAGCGTTCAAGTGGTTTGATACTACGGCGGTGCAATTGTCCGAAAACTGCTATGACACACCCACAGTTGCTACCGACGATATTACAGTCGGACGTGTGGTGTGCGGAGATTTTACAGCCGGCACAGGCACTGCGATAACATACGACTGCCTGTTTATGACGCAGACGCAACTGAATGCAGTACAGAAGTCATTAAACGGATTTAAATACCGCACGGGCGAAATTCCGTTGAGGCTTGGCAATATGCTGATAGATGCGTGGGATATGGTGAGCATAACCTACGGCGGAGAAACTGTGAAAATTCCTGCCGCAAATATTTCTGTGACGTATAACGGCGGCCTGTCTATGACAATAGAAGCGCCCGCCACAGAACAATCTGCGGACAGCGGCGAAAGCTATAAGTCGCCTGCACAGAAGCAGGCGGAACGAATAACCGCAGATATAATCAGCGTAAAACAAGCGTTACTCGAAAAAGCGGATATTGCAGAGCTTAATGCACAGATTGCAAACCTCGAAAACGTCTATGCCGCAAAGGCTGATATTACCGAGCTTTCCGCACAGATAGCCACGATTGATAATCTGACAGCTAAGAAAGCAGATGTTGAACAGCTGTATGCAAAGAAAGCGGATATAGATGACCTTGTGGCCGATACGGCAACGCTTAAATCACTGAAATCCAATGTTGCAAACATAGATGTTCTGCTGTCGGGCAAAGCCGGAACGGGTGAACTGACATCTATAAAGCTGACTGCCGAAAATGCGGAAATAGCGACTGCGCTGATAAAGGACCTTACAGCCGCAAACTTCCGGTCAAAGACCATCGAAACCGATGATTTTACGATAAAATCAAGCAGCGGAAAATTGCAGATAGTCGGAAACACAATACAGATCAAGGACGTAAATAATACCGTCCGTGTCCAGATAGGCGAGGACGGTAAATCCGACTATGGCATTTACGTTACCGATGCAAACGGGAAGATAATGTTTACTTCTTATGACGGACTTCACGAGGACGGGATAAAGAGCGGTATTATCAAAAATGATATGGTGGCAGATGACGCACATATCAGCGGCAGTAAGCTGGATATTTCGAGCGTTATTGACGGTATCAATGCCGACAACAGCACCTATCTTAATACAAGTAAGGTCGTCATAGACGGAACATCTCAGACGATAAATGCAAAATTCACGGAGCTGACTGCAAGCATAGGCAGTATCGGCACCCGCACTTCCGCTCTTGAAAGCGACCTGTCGGGCTTTCGGACAACAGTGTCGGAAACATATGCCACGAAGTCGGCGGTTGACAGTATACAGATAGGTGGAAGAAATCTGCTGTATGACAGCACGGGGAACATCAAAAACGGCTGGAGCGGTAACACTATAATAACGGTTGATGGCGGAATATCAGGAAATAGCCTTGCAATATCCAGAACCGGCTATTCCGGCAATGCACGATATTTTGGCATAAGCAAGCGGCACTTTCTGACGGATTTCAACGTCGGCACAAGCTACACTCTGTCGGCGTGGATAAAGGTCAGAAGCGATGTCGGGCTTGACGCAAGTGGGTATGTAATGGCACGATTTCGCTCGGCAGATGATAAAAAGCTGTATGCCTTGTCGCTGACGGTGAGCAGTCAGACAGAGAAAGACAAGTGGATTTACTACGAAAAGACGTGGACGATAAATGACAGCGACATAGCGAAGCTCGAATGCGTGGCGCTTGCGCTTGATAAAAACGGCATGATTGAGGCTTGCAATATCAAGCTTGAAAAAGGCACTAAGGCTACGGACTGGTCACCTGCTCCTGAGGATACCACAGCCGAAATAACATCGTTATCAAGCAAGCAGTCAAGTCTTGAGCAGACGGTAGATGGATTTAAGGCAATTGTTGAAAGCACATACGCAACAAAAAGCTCTTTGAGCGGATATCCGACCATTACACAGATGAACTCCGCAATAAATCAAAAGGCTGACAGTATAACAACGACAGTATCTAAACAGATAGCGGAAATAGCTGTAGGTGGAAGAAATATTATTACAGGCTCGGCAACTATGATCATAGGCACAACAAATGGGGCAACGTGGAAAAATGGGCAATGGAGAAAATCGGACACAGGAGATGCAGAAACAATAGATATTGCCGACCCGCCTATACCGTCAATCGGCAAGGGTACACGACTGACGCAAACTACAGGAAAAAACCAGATAGGCATTGTACAGGACAAGATCCTGCTTAACAGCAATACTGTGTATACGCTATCTTGCTGGGTACGAAGCAACTCGGCAGACGGTGTTACTTGTAGGTTGCAACCGTTTTATAAGCCTGCCGATCACGGCGGTGCGGGTGATTTTGTTATCAAAAACACATGGCAAAAAATCAGTTTTACATCAATCAGACCGCCGCAGACTACCGCAGAATATAGCGGTGCGTATGTATATTTGCGGCCGACAGAAATCGGAAATTATATAGATGTGTGTGGAATAAAACTGGAAACAGGAACTAAAGCTACGGACTGGTCACCTGCTCCCGAAGATACAGATAGCAGTATTTCGGAAGTCAAACAAACTGCCGACAAGATATCGTGGCTTGTGAAATCGGGAACATCGGCAAGCAGTATGAAGCTGACAAGCGAGGCTTTGAAGATTATTGCGGATACCGAAATCAAAGGCGATGTAATTGTTGGCGGAGTAATAAAGAGCACTAATTACAAGGAGTTTGTCGGAGGGTCAAAATGGGATCTGAGCAACGGCACATTTTATGCGCAGAGTAGTACAGGACTGATTACGCTATCAGGCGGTCAGATAAATCTTGAACTGCTGGAAAGCGGAAATCGTACAGCCGATACAACATCAATATATCCGCTTTTCGGTGGTACTGCTATCAGTAATAGTCTCGGAGAACTGTATTTAATAGCAGAATCCAGAGGGAGTGCGGCTCTGCAAAAAAACCGTGGTTGCTATGTAATGTTTAATGAAAGTGGAATGATTACCGCTAACGGATCTTACACTAACAGCCGAGATACTGATGGTAATATTGTACGGCTTGTAGCACTTACGACTGCAAATCACTTTCACGTCGGAAGTACCGACATTTCGGGTACTACACGACTGATCTGCGGCAAAAGTAACAAGATAGAATTTTGCCGTCCGGCTGATGTTGGTGCCTTCACACAGATGGCATCGTTATTATATAGCAATGGCATAGTTAGATTGTATATGCCCTTGCATTTTGACTTGGGCACCGATGAAGCTCATGCGTGTGTGCGTCAGCAAACAACCGGAATTACTAGCGCAGATTTTGTAAAAATCGGAAATAGCACGCAACTCTTGCAACTGATAGGAAAGACTATCACCTCGACAAAGGCTATCACTACATCGTCAGATGCCCGTATGAAAAACCACATAGCCGACTTGCCGAGCAAATCTGAAAACCTGTTTGATTATCTTGACGGAAAGTCATTTTTCTATAACGGTAGCAATTCAACTGCCAAGAATTACGGCTTTATTGCACAGGATGTGCTTACAGCATTGCAAAAATGCGGGCTTACAACAGATGATTTTGCAGGATTCTGCGATATACACGGCGATGGCAGTCAATACGCACTTGCGTATGAGCAGTTTATTCCGCTGATGTGGAATGAGATAAAAAGATTAAGAAAAGCACTAAGCGAAAGGAGTTAATTATGCTTAGAAGTAACAAAACAACACAGTTTGACGGTACAAGCTATATCACTGACGGAGAGGGCAACGAACAGACCGTAGCGTATTTCAGTGCTACCATAAGGACGGACAAGACCGTAACAATGAGCATGACAGTATCGAACGCTGAGTTGTATGAAGAAAATAAAACCACAGTCAGAGCGGATTATACGGAATTTCAGACCGCAGTATATACCGCTCAGGACGCAGAGTAAGGAGAAGCTATGAAGTTATCAACTGTAGTAAATGCAATCCCCGTCATAAGCAAGCTGATGAGCAAGGAACTGCCCGTCATACAGTCGTATGCTGTGGCAAAGCTGGCAAGGCGTATCGACGAAGAAACTAAGCTGTACAATGAGCAGAGGCAGAAGCTCTTGCAGAAATATGGCGAACAGGACGGTGATAAATACGTTATTCGCCCTGAAAATGTAGATGTCTGCAATGCAGAGCTTGAGGAGCTGCTCAACATTGATGTTGATATACCCGAAAAGATTGATATTCTCTCGACGAATGTCGTTCTGACACCCGCCGAGATGATAGCAATAGAAGATTTTTTAGCCGAATAGGCAGAAAGGACGAAAAAATGAGCAAGATACAGATAATTATTGACAG